GGGTGTTGTATTAACCAACGGTTCTCGTTGTGAATATATTAATTGCTTTACTTACTTTGCTTCTGAAGCAATCAAGGGTGAGTCTGGAACATTAGGTATTTCATCTGCTGGTCAGACTAGATTGAGATTGTCTGGTATTACAACTGTTGGTGTTGGTAATACAATTACTCTGTTTGATACTGACGGAACCACTGGATTAGGTACTGCTATTGTTGCATCTTATGATGGAACTTACTTAGGTGTAACTGGTAAGCAACTTGGATTTGAAGTTCTTAATGCTAGGACTGCTAAATCAGTAACATTTAATGATGATGCTCAGTTAGATACTACTGTTAAAAAGTTTGGTAGTGCAGCACTTAAATTAGATGGTAGTAACGATTCTATCAGTGTTCCTTCTAGTGGTGATCTTGGATTTGGTACTAACACAGACTTCACAATTGAATTCTGGGCATATTCTAATACAACTGGTCTTTCTAGTGCAACTCTATTTGACTTAAGAGATAATGGATCTGATACTAACGGTCTAAGTCTTGCATATCGTGCTGCTGGTGAAGTTGATCTAAGAGTCGGTACAACTACTGCTATTACTGGATCTGGTGCAGGTATTGCTACTGGAGTCTGGAAGCATTATGCAATAGCAAGAGATGGTACAGATACAAGACTATTTGTTGATGGTACACAAAGAGGTATTAAAACTTCTGATACTACCGATTATGGTGCATCTAAGGGTATTGTATTTGGTGCAGACTTTGATGGAGCAAGCAATAATGTAACAGGTTGGATTGATGAGGTAAGAATTGAAAGGGGTGTTGCTAAGTATACAGCAAACTTTACTGCTCCTACTGCTGCTCCAACAGGAGATAAAGATACAGTATTACTTTTACACTTTGATGGTTCTACTGGTATCAAGACTACTACTGATGATACAATCCGTAATCAGGATATTCGTATCACACAAGCAGGTGGTGGAATTGGAACTGCTACTAAGGTAACTCTAGCAGATTACAGTCAGTTTGGTGCTGACATGCGTTCTGTAAGTTGTGCAGTTGAGTATGGTCAAAAGGGTGTCATCGCTGATGGTGATGGCGTTACAATGCGTCTCTTTGCACTTAACTTCAATATGGTTGGTGCAGGTGGAGACATCACTAATGATCCTAACCTAGCAATACAAGCAAACGAAGTTACTGAAGTAAACAACGGTGATGTATCTTATGTAAGTATTGACCAGAAAGGAGATTTCAGAGTTGGCGAAGCATTCTTTGTTGATCAAGAAAATGGTACAGTATCATTCTCACAACAAGTAACAAGTCTTCAGGCATTATCTAATCTAACAATCACTGACGGTTCAAACAGCAGTCAGATTACACCTAATAGTGGTACATTTGGTAACATCCAGATAGCTGGAAATAACATAGAATCTACTTCAGGAGATATTAACATTGATCCTGCTGGTTCAGGAGACATCAACATTACTGGTGATGTAAATGTTTTAGGTATCTTAACTGCTACAGTTATTCAACTAGATGCATTCCAGAAAGGTGATACATCTGTTGCTCTTACTGATAGTGGTACTGATGGAACTATCCGTCTTTCTACAGATGGCGATGAGGCAATGCGTGTCGATGCCAATCAGAAAGTTGGTATTGGAACTGCTACAGTCAGAGATAGATTAGATGTTTTAGATACTGCTAGATTTGAAAATGTCAATGTAACTGGCGTTGGTACATTTGGTGGTGCTCTTAATGTTGCTGGTATCATAACTTCTACTGGTGGAGATATCAACGGAGACCTAGATGTAGATGGACATACAGAATTAGATCAATTGAATGTAGCAGGTGTTGCTACTATCACAACCTTTGATACAGAAACTGCTGATCTTAAAACTGTTAAGATAACATCTGGTATTGCAACTGACTTGGTTGGTACTGCTGCAACTATTTCTACTATCGATGTTACAGATGGTGATATAGTTAACGCCAAAATAAATGCTGGTGTTATAACTTCTATGACACTAACAGATGGTCAGGTTAGTGGTATTGTAACTTATGCAGATAATGCTGCTGTACACTTTGGAGATGGTGGAGATCTTAAAATCTACCATAATCCATCTTTCGGATCTTACATTGACGATTCAGGATTCGGTGCCCTTGCAATTCGTTCTAATGAGATTCAGTTACAGAAGTATACTGGTGAAACTCTTGCTAACTTTACTGCTGATGGTTCAGTTAAATTATTCCATAATAACGGTCCTAGATTAGAAACTCTAGGTGCTGGTGTTAGTGTTAGTGGTGAATTACAAACTGGACAATTATTAGTTGCTACTGATGCAGTTGTTAGTGCTGGAATGACTGTTGTTGGAATCACAACTTTCAACGATGATGTATTCATTGCAGGTAACTTAAATGTTGTTGGTGATGTTGTATATGATGAGATAGATGGTAGAAATATAAACATCACTGGCATAGCAACAATTGCTGCTATGGTTATTACTGGAGTAACAACCTCTAAGAATATTCAAATTGGTACTGCTACTTCTACTACTAAAATTACTACTACCAGTGGTAAATTGGTTCTTGAATCTTCTGAAGATCAAGTAGATGTCAATGACAATCTATTGGTTGTAGGATATGGTACATTCAAGAATGGTTTATATTATCCAGATTCTGCAAATGGTATTGGGTATAGTGGTCCTAACGGAATCGCATACTTTGATGCAACAGGTAAGATTGTTAGTGGCCTAAGTACTGTTGGATTCATAACTGTCTCCGACTATGTTCTTACCGTGAACTCATCTGGAGAACCAATATGGTCTGAATCGATTGATGGAGGATTCTTCTAATGGCAAAACCGACCACAAGAGAGGAGTTGAAAGACTACGCTCTTAGACAACTTGGTGCCCCTGTATTAGAAATTAATGTTGCTGATGAGCAAGTGGAAGATGCTCTTGATGATACATTACAACTTTTTTATGAACGCCATTTTGATGGTGTAGAAAGAGTTTATTTGAAATATAAAATTACTGCTGACGATATAAAGCGTGGAAGGGCAAGAGGTGGTAGTGAGTCATTAGGTATTACTACAACAACTACAACTAGTAATATTGTAGGTTCTGCTAATACAACTTTATCTTTTAATTGGGAAGAGAATCAAAGTGAATTTCCATTACCAGATTCTGTTATTGGTATAGAAAGAGTATTTGTTTTCGATGCTAGTTTTATATCAAACAATATGTTCAGTTTCAAATATCAATTGTTCCTGAATGATGTTGCATTTAATCTTGGATATAGTGGACTTCTAAGTTATGCAATGACTAAGACCTATCTAGAGGACATTGATTTCCTACTATCTACAGAAAAACCAACTAGATTTAATAAGAGAAATGGAAAGTTATATCTTGATATTGATTGGGGATCAATGACAGAAGGTACATACATAATCTTAAATTGTCATAGAATTATGGATCCTGCTAATTATAGTGGAGTCTATAATGATTACTTCATCAAAAGATATTTTACTCAAGCAGTTAAAAAACAATGGGGTACTAATTTAACTAAGTTCCAAGGAGTTAAACTTCCTGGTGGAATTGAATTAAATGGTAGACAAATATATGAAGATGCTGTAATGGAAATACAAAGGATAGAAGAAAAAATGATGACAGATTACGAATTACCTCCACTTGATATGATAGGATGATATGGCACTTAATCCATTCTTTCTTCAAGGTTCGCCCACTGAACAAAAACTTGTTCAAGAATTAATTGACGAGCACTTGAAAATATTTGGGATAGATGTTTATTATCTACCCAGAAAAATGATTGAAACTGATGATGTGCTTGGAGAAGTTCAATCATCTAAATTTAATGATGCTTATGTTATTGAAGCATACCTAAACAATTATGAAGGGTATGCTAAAGGTAGTGATATTATGACTAAGTTTGGTGTCAATCTAGAAAATGAGATTACACTAACTATATCACGAGAAAGATATGAAGATTTTGTAGCACCATTTATTGTTACTCATGATCCAAAGAATGCTGGAACTGAGATCATGTTTGGTACTAGACCTAAAGAAGGTGATCTAATATATTTTCCATTAGGAGAAAGACTTTTTGAAATCAAACATGTAGAGTTTGAAAATCCTTTTTACCAACTTGGTAAGAATTATATCTATGAACTTCAATGTGAACTATTCCGTTATGAGGATGAATACATTGATACAAATGTTGCTGTAATAGATCAAAGAGTTGATGATGAGGGAGAGGTAACCACAGTTGCTATGGCAGGTATCGGATCAACTGCTATTGCAATAGTTGATTCCTTTGCATCTCAAGGTGCCCTACAATTCATCACACTTAACAATGACGGATATAACTATACTTCCGCACCCTCTGTCACAATCGCACCCTCTCCTGCTGGTGTTACTTCAAGTAGAGCTGGTGCATTTGCCTTCAACACATCAAGGTCTGGTCTATATTCTGTGGATTCTGTAGTACTACAAAATCCAGGTTTTGCATATACAGAGGCTCCAGCAATTACTTTCGGAGGACCAGGCGTAGGTGCTGCTGCTACAGCATCTTTGACAAGTAGTGGTATTACTTCTATTCGTATTACTTCTATTGGTAATAATTATATTCAACCACCTATCATAACTATTCAACATCCATCAAATGTTGCCATTGGAACTACAGGAACTGTAGGTAGTAAACCTGGTCAAGTACAAGCAACTGCTATTGCTACTCTTGAAGGTGATAAATTAAGTAGAATTTATCTTAGCAATGCTGGTAGTGGTTATGAGGGAACTCCTACTATCACAATTGGTTCTCCAATTTCTACTGGAGTTGGAACATATTTCTATAATGAAAGAGTTCTTGGATCTGAGTCTGGAACAGAAGCATATGTTAAAGAATGGAATGTAATAGAGAGAAAACTGAAGTTGTCAATAAATAATGGTGTATTCACTCCTGGTGAGTACATAACTGGAACTGCTTCGTCTGCTAGATACCAAGTTCTATCACACACTGGTGTTGACACCACTAGTGCTTACACATCTAATGATGAGTTTGAACTTGAGGCAGATGAGATCATTGATTTTGCAGAGACTAATCCATTTGGTAATTATTAATGTTAGGCACCTATTTTTATCACGAAATATTAAGAAGGACTGTCATATCCTTCGGGACACTTTTTAATGAAATTCATGTTCAAAAACAGGACAAGGATGGTAAAGTAATTAGTGATCTTAATGTTCCTTTGGCATATGGTCCTAGGGCAAAGTTTCTTGCAAGATTAGAACAGTTACAGGAACTGAATAAACCAACTGCAATATCATTACCAAGAATGTCATTTGAAATGACTGACTTGTCATATGATGCAACAAGAAAAACTTCTGTTACTAAAACTTATAAAGCACTGGATGGTGCTGATAAAGTAAAAAAAGTTTATCTTCCTGTTCCGTATAATGTTGGGTTTGAACTTAACATTATGTGTAAATTGAATGATGATGCATTGCAGATCGTAGAACAAATTCTTCCTTTCTTTCAACCTGCATTTAATATTACAGTAGACTTAGTAAGTTCTATTGGTGAAAAACGAGATATACCAGTTGTTCTGGAGAATATATCTTTTACAGATGAATATGAAGGAGATTTTAGTACTCGTAGAGTATTGATGTATACTATGACATTTAGTGCAAAGACCTATCTATTCGGTCCTATTGCAGAATCTACAGATGGAATCATCCGTAAGGTTCAAGTTGATTACTATACAAATACTGATAAACAAAATGCGAAGCGTGAAATGAGGTATACTGCAACTCCAGATCCTGTTGATGCAGAACCAGATGATGACTTTGGATTTAGTGAGGAGTCTACTATGTTCTTCGATAGTAAACAATATAGTCCAACAAGAAGAGAGGATGTATGACCTATTTCGCACCTGCAAGAGAGAATGTTCCCTACGATGCTTGGTTCGATGATAAAATTAACCCCCTAGATCTTATGCCTATTAGAGAAGAAGACCCTATCGATACTATGCCATGTGAGTATCAACCTCCTGGTGTAGACGAAGAAGATAATATAACTATACATGAGAAGATGTTTAGATTAGCCAGAGCAAAATACAATCCTTTTGCTGTTGGTGGATCAGAATCCATTGGAGACAAAAAATGACTTTTGATGAATTTATTACCGAAGCTAAATCTGCTGCATGGCAGAGGAAGGAAGGTAAAAACAAATCAGGAGGATTAAATGAGAAAGGTAGAAAATCATATGAGAGAGAAAATCCTGGTTCTGATTTAAAAGCACCACAACCTGAGGGAGGACCTAGGAAGAGATCTTTCTGTGCTCGTATGGGTGGTGTAAAAGGACCTATGAAAAAACCCAATGGTGAACCTACTCGTAAAGCATTAGCACTTAGAAAATGGAAGTGTTGACATGAAAAAAGATTTTGGATCTATAGATAAAGCATTAAATACTAATAGTATTGATGTGGAAGTTACTGCTACACCTGAAGTTAAATCAGAACTTTCAACAAGGGATGTTAGTAAAGAACTTGATAAAGATTATGAATATACCAGAGGCAATCTCTATTCTCTAATTGAAAAGGGGCAGGAGACTCTTAATGGTATTATGGAGTTAGCAGACGAGACACAATCTCCAAGAGCATTTGAAGTTGCTGGACAAGTTCTTAAGAGTGTTGCTGATACCACTGATAAATTATTAGATCTACAGAAGAAGTTAAAAGATATTGATGAGACAAAATCTAAAGGAACAACTAATGTAACAAACAATGCTATGTTCGTTGGTAGCACTGCAGAGTTGCAGAAAATGCTCAAAGAGATGGGAAACTCTAAATAAAAGTGCCTTCTAGAAGAAATCATGACAGAAAAGAAAGAAGCACCTAAAGGAATTATTGGTAAGATAAAAGAGAAAATATTACCAGATGAAGACGAACAAGCAGCGATTATCTCTACCTTTGTGAGACTTGGTGTATTAGTTTGGAGTGGTGGAATACTAACTTTAAATTATGTTGCTATACCAGGTGTACCACAACAAAAGATAGATCCAACTTTTATAGCTTCGGTTTTCACAGGAGTTTTAGCTAGTTTTGGAATTCAAACGGCTTCTAAGAAAGGCGATGGTACTATGAAAATGCCACCTGGTGCTAATGGCGTTGGTAAGAATGGTGGTCCTACACAGACTATTATTATAGAACAAGCACCATTAAAAATTATTGCTGAGTCACCTAAGAAGACAGAAAACTACAAGATGTAGTATAATATATACAGTAAAACTATATTGTATATGAGAGAACAATTAATCAAAGCACTGCTGGCACACGCCCAAGGAGATATCCAAAAGCATGTTGCTAATGTAGAAGTGTATCTTACTAATCCTGCAGGTATTGGTGAGCACTCAAATATAGTCGAGGCAATTGAACAAGAATTAGATATGATTGCTAAGTATCAAGATCAAATTGATATCATTAATAAGTATTTCAAAACATCTAAAAGAGAGTTGCTTTGATACTCTAACAGTACATCCAAAAATACAGAGAATGTAGATAAATACTGGGAAATGGAGTTGAAACTATCATGTCCCATTATACCGTAGGTTATCACGATAACCAACACGATATGCATGAAATCTGCGAATATGCAGACGATGCATTCACTGCTATAAAGCAAGCAAGAGAAGACTTAGAAGGTTTTAATAATCCTCATGCTGCTGAATACTGTATTAAGGAGGACTAAGATGAACGGTAGACTGGATAAAGTAGCAATGACTAATAGACTTATGCAACTTAAAAGAGAACTACATTACAAGTGTGAGATTGGAGAGAAAGGAGAATGGGAGTGTCAAGGAGCAAACGAATATCTTAATAGAGTGTTTGATGTTTTAGATGAATATTGGCAATGATTGTCTGGGGTGTAATCTGGATGATTGCAATACTCCTCGTAGCGGTATCTTGGTATATCTACTATATACTTAGAATGGCTTATAAGGAGATGTCTGATGGGAGCAATGACCCCACCGAGCAGGAAGAGCTGCTACAACTTCAGAGTAACGGAGATTAATCGTGTTGTTGATGGCGATACTATTGATGTCACCATTGATCTTGGGTTTGACTTATACAAGAAAGAAAGAGTTAGAATTGCAGGAGTTGATACACCAGAGAAGAGAACAAGAGATCTTGAAGAGAAAGCATTGGGATTAGATGCTACAAACTGGATGAAAGAAAAATTGGAGGGAGCAATCGATGGAGATGATGAACTCGTTATACGAACTGAACTCAAAGGTGGCATGGGTAAGTATGGTAGGCTTCTTGGTTGGTTATATATTGGCGATGCTGAGATATCACTCAATGAACAAATGATTGATGAAGGGTACGCTTGGGGGTATGATGGTGGTACAAAGAAAAAAGATTTTGAAGAACTCAGAGAGATTCGTAGAGCATTAGGTACGCTAGACGCAGGTTAATGGCAGTATCAAAAGAAGAAATTTATCTAGGTAATCCTAATTTAAAAAAGGCAAATACTGAGATACAATTTACAAAAAAACAAGTAGAAGAATGGATCAAGTGTAAACGAGATCCAATTTACTTTGCGAAAAATTATGTAAAGATAGTATCACTAGATGAAGGTCTTGTTAAATTTAAGATGTATCCTTTTCAGGAGAAATTAATTAGAAATTTTCATGAGAGTAGATTCAATATATGCAAAATGCCTCGGCAGACTGGTAAATCTACAACTGCTGTTTCTTATCTACTACATTATGCAGTATTCAATGATAGTGTAAACATTGGTATTCTGGCAAACAAAGCAGCAACTGCAAGAGAACTATTAGGTAGATTACAAACTGCATATGAGAATTTACCTAAATGGATGCAACAGGGTATTATATCTTGGAACAAAGGATCATTGGAGTTAGAAAATGGATCTAAAATACTTGCAGCATCTACCTCTGCATCTGCAGTTAGGGGTATGTCTTTCAACATTCTATTTTTGGATGAGTTTGCCTTTGTGCCTAATCATATTGCTGACGCATTCTTCAGCTCAGTATATCCTACTATCACTTCTGGTAAAACAACCAAAGTCATAATGGTTTCTACTCCTCACGGAATGAACCATTTTTATAGGTATTGGCATAATGCTCAACGAGGAAAGAATGAATACACACCAACTGAAGTTCACTGGTCAGAAGTGCCAGGTAGAGATGCTAGTTGGAAAGCACAAACTATTTCAAACACATCAGAGCAACAGTTTAAAGTTGAGTTTGAGTGTGAGTTCTTAGGATCTGTTGACACGCTTATAGCAGTTTCTAAATTAAGAACATTAGTATTTGAAGATCCTATACAGGATAATGGTAAAGGATTAGTTGTATACGAAGCACCACAAAAAGATCACAACTATATCATAACTGTTGATACTGCTAGGGGTATAGATCATGACTATTCTGCCTTTGTGGTATTTGATATTACTCAGTTCCCATATAGGACAGTAGCAAGATATAAGAACAATGAAATAAAACCTATGCTATTTCCTTCTATAATTGAGGATATGTGTAAAGCATATAATTATGCATATGCTTTGATAGAAGTAAATGATATAGGAGAACAGGTTGCAACTATACTTCAATATGATTTGGAATATGAGAATGTTCTCATGTGTTCTATGAGAGGTAGAAATGGTCAAGTAGTTGGATCTGGATTCTCTGGTAAGAAAACACAAATGGGTGTTAGAATGACACAGGCAGTTAAGAAGACTGGATGCTCTAATTTAAAAGCGTTGATTGAAGAGGATAAACTAGAAACTAAAGATTATGATATAATATCAGAGTTGACTACCTTCATACAAAAGAAACAATCATGGGAGGCAGAAGAAGGTTGCCACGATGACTTAGCAATGTGCTTAGTTATCTTTGCATGGTTAGTTGCTCAAGATTACTTCAGAGAAATGACGGACAATGATGTTCGTAAAAGAATATATGAAGAACAGAAAGAGCAAATAGAACAAGATATGGCACCATTTGGATTTATTAGTGATGGACTAACTGATGATGAGTTTGTCGATGATGAAGGAACTAAGTGGACAGTAGACAAAGAGATGTCATCAACATATGGTGATATGTCTTACATGTGGGATTATTACTAATGTTTAAACATTTGAAACTAAAAAGATTATTACAAAAATCATTTCCAAAGAAAAAAATAACTATAATAGATAATAAAGACGGATCACAAACAATTTCAATATTATGATATTCGCATTCATACTATCACTATTTGCTAATCATCTACCAGTGATGTATGTGCAAGTGCCCCAGTGGGCAGATGATTGGGCAGTGTGTGCTGTAGATATACCTGATGCTAGATGTCATTGGTATGTCATGTCACCTGACAATACATTTGGTGAGGGTTTTGATTGGGAAGAAGCACCTTGGTTTGATGCTAATGGATTAAATGATATTGCACCAATGCAAGCAAAGACAGTTGTAGAAAAATTACAGGAACAAAAATGAGAATAGTTATTGTTAGTGGTGGATTTGATCCTATCCATAGTGGACACATTGAACATTTTAAAGAGGCAAAGAAATTAGGAGACATTCTTATAGTAGGATTAAACTCCGATGAATGGTTAACTAGAAAGAAGGGTAAACCATTTATGCCAATAGAAGAAAGGTTGGCAGTTATTAGAGAATTAAGAATGGTTGATAGTGCTGTAGCATTTAATGACGATGACAACAGTTCTATAGATCTCATCAAAAAAACTTTAGTGTTATTTGATGATGTTTTATTTGCTAATGGTGGAGATAGGACTCAGGATAATATACCTGAGATAGATGCATTTGATAAAGATCCTAGAGTGCAATTTGCATTTGGGGTTGGTGGTACACACAAACAAAACTCTAGCAGTTGGATCTTAAAAGAATGGACTTCACAGAAGAATTCGATCTAGGTCATCTAGTTCTCCAAGAGAGAAAATGTAGATGCTGTAAAAAAGTAAAAGATTTATTAACAGAATTTTATAAGACTCATAAAGATAGAGGGAGTGTAGCATCTTCTTACTCATATGAGTGTAAGGAATGTACAAAGAAAAGAATAAAATTAAAAAGAAAAAAGTTAGATAATAATATTTGGATGTATCCTGATTGGTAATGTTCACCCAGTGTTTCCCCGATGAAAACACCTTAAACAATAAATAATCTTAGGAATTTAGAATTCACCGAGGAGAAAAAGATGCCCCTGAATTTAGCATCTCCAGGAATAATTGTAAAGGAAATTGACCTAACCAATGGTAGAGTAGATCCTACATCTACAAAGTCTGGTGGTTTAGTTGCTCCCTTTGCGAAAGGACCTGTAGAAAAACCAACCCTTATAGAAACAGAAGCGGATCTTCTCGATACCTTCGGTTCACCATATAGGGACAGCAATCATTACGAATACTGGTTAACTGCCTCATCATATCTTGCATATGGTGGTGTGCTGCAGGTTGTTCGTTCAAATGAATCTGGTTTGAAGAATGCCTTTGTTGGTACTGCTTCAAGCGTAATCATCAAAAGTGGTGACGATTATGTGACCAAAGGATATGCAGAGAATAACATTTCTAATGTTGTGTTTGCTGCTAAGAATCCTGGTTCATGGGGTAACGGTCTTAAGGTAGCAATGATAGATGGTCTTGCTGATCAAATATTAACTGGTATCGCTACTGTCTCTGTTTTAGGTTTCTCATCAACTGCTAATGGTGGTCTTGCTGCTGTCGCTGGATATGAAGATGGTTTAGCTCCAATAGATTTAACAGTTGGTCTCGGTGTAACACAAGCAATCCCTGCTAATACTGTGATAGCAGGTGCTGGTTCAACATCAGTTCTTGATGGATATCTTAAAGGGGTAATCACTGAAGTTGGAACAGGTCAAATATCAGTTAAAGTAGTATCTCATGTTAGTGCTGCTGGTACTGAAACTTCAGTAGACTACACACCTGGTGGAGTTTATGCATTCACAGAAACAGGTAATGCAAGCGGTGGTATTCATGTTCATGTACAATCTGCTATCGGTAGTGGTAAGTTAGGTTGGCAAGCAAGCACAGTTTCATACGGATCTAGTTTTGGTAATACCAATTTCTTATCTGCTTTAACAGGTGCTGGTGTTACTGTTGGTGATAACCGTTATCTTGCTGCACAAGAATTTGCTCCTGGTACTCTTGATTATACTGGAGAGAAAGATTGGTTCGATAGCCAATGGTTCACATTAACAGACGGAGAGAAAATTTACTGGAATAACTTAGCTGAAAGACCAGGAACTTCTAATTATGCAAAAGAGAGAAACTCTAAGAATGATGAAGTTCATGTAGTTGTCTATGATGACTCAGGTAAGATTACTGGTAATGCAGGTACTCTTCTCGACAAGTTTACTACTACCTCTAAAGCAAAAGATGCTATCTACTCAGTAGGTAATGCACAATACTATAGAAAGGTTATTGAAATAGGTAGTCCAAATATATTTGCTGGTGGTGCTCCATCTGGAGTTATCACTACTGATCTTGATGCAGATTTCAACCCTGTATCTGATGTAGCATGGGATCAGGATACTGAAAATATTTCCTTTGCTGCGATTGGAAATTATGTAGCATCACTCTCAGGTGGTACAGATTACGGTGGAAAAGCAACCATCGATACAACTGATGCACTAAAAGTAACAGTTGGAGATCTTTCAGAAGGATATGATCTTTTAGCAAATAAAGATGCATACCCACTAGATTTCCTTATCATGGGATCTGGTGCTCATGGTAAAGAAGAAACTCAAGCACTTGCTAATAAGTTAATTGCTGTTGCTGAAATTAGAAAAGATTGTGTAGCATGTATCTCTCCTCACAGACAAGCATTCTTAGCTTCTTCTGGAGATGGAGAAGATTTGACACTTAAGTCAGATACAATTACATCTGCGATTATTAGTTTCTATTCAGCAATTTCATCATCTTCTTATGCCATATTTGATAGTGGTTACAAGTACATGTATGATCGCTTCAGTAAACAGTTCCGCTATGTACCTCTAAACGGAGACATTGCAGGTATCTGTGCTAGAAACGATATCAACAACTTCCCTTGGTTCTCACCAGGCGGAACACAAAGAGGATCAATCCTCAATGCTGTTAAGTTAGCATACAATCCAACTCAAGTAGAAAGAGACAAACTTTACTCTTCTAGAGTAAACCCAATCATCTTCTCACCTGGTGCTGGTATCATCTTATTTGGTGATAAAACAGGTCTTGGTAGAGCATCAGCATTCGATAGAATTAATGTTCGTCGTTTGTTTATCTTCCTAGAAAAAGCAATCGCTGCTGCTGCAAAAGATCAACTATTTGAATTCAACGATGAGATTACAAGAATTAACTTCATCAATATCGTTGAACCTTTCTTGAGAGATGTACAATCTAAGAGAGGTATCACAGACTTCGTTCTAGTTTGTGATGAAACAAATAACACTGCTGCAATCATTGACAGTAACGAATTCGTTGCTGACATTTACATCAAGCCAGCAAGATCTATCAACTTCATCGGTCTTACATTCGTTGCTACACGCACAGGTGTTAGCTTTGAAGAAGTTATTGGTCGAGTTTGATCTAACTTTATTAAAATCCCAGAGGTAAACATTAAATGGCCATTACTAACCAAAACCCACCTAAGACCGCCGATAGGACAATTGACAAATTTAAGTCAAGGTTGTCAGGTGGTATTGCAAGACCTAACCTGTTTGAGGTTGTACTTGCATTCCCAGACGGAGTAGTTGATGCTAGTGTCAACGATCTAGATTCAAAAGCTAGATTCTTAGTTAAGTCTGCTGCACTTCCAGCGTCTAACATTGCTCCAATAGTAGTACCTTTTAGAGGTAGACAGTTAAAAATTGCAGGTGACAGAACATTCGATGAATGGCAAATCACTGTAATCAACGATTCAGATTTTGCTATCCGTTCTTCTTTCGAGAGATGGATGAACTCAATGGCAAAAGTTTCAGATACATCTGGTAATACTAACCCAGAAGATTATACTAGAGATGCTTATGTCTATCAGTTAGGTAGATCTGCTGTTACTCCAAACTCACAGGAGTCTGCATCAAATATGCCTATTCTTAGAACATATAAATTCTATAGTGTGTTCCCAACACAGGTATCTCAGTTGGATCTTTCATACGATAACTCTGATGCTGTTGAAGAATTTACAGTTAATCTCCAAGTACAGTGGTGGGAAGCTGCTGGAAATGGTGGAGATGTGGCCTGATAAATAAGAATATAAGTTAGTAAAAAACTAGTAATGGCGAAACTATTTGGTTTCTCAATTGAGGATAAAGACGAAAAGAACGCCAAGGGTATAGTCAGCCCCATTCCACCGACAGGTGAGGCTGGGGTTGATTATTATATTCAGGGTGGTTTTTCTAGTCAGGTTGTAGATCTTGAGGGTATCTACAAAACAGAACATGAACTTATAAGAAAGTATCGTGAGATGGCATTACACCCAGAGGTGGACAATGCTGTAGAAGATGTTGTAAACGAAGCAATAGTATCTGATACTAATGATTCTCCTGTAGAAATAGACCTAGAGAATCTAAATGCAAGTGATGGTATTAAAAATATTATCCGCAAAGAATTTAAACATATTAAAGATCTTCTTGATTTCGACACAAAAAGTCATGAGATTTTTAGAAACTGGTATGTTGACGGAAGATTATATTACAATAAAGTCATAGACATTAAAAAACCAGAAGAGGGTTTACAAGAATTAAGATATATCGATCCTCTTAAGATGCGTTATGTGCGTAAGGAAAAGAAGAAAGATGATAAGAGTAACTTATTCAACATGCAGAATGTGCATGAGAATGACAAAGTATACTTTCCAGAAATAGAAGAGTATTTTCTATACACACCAAAAGCACAATATCCAACTAACATTGGTGTAGCAGGTGCAGGATCAGCATTGAAAGGTATTAAACTTGCAAAAGATTCCGTTGCATATTGTACTGCTGGATTGGTAGATAGAAATAAAGGAACTGGATTATCATACTTACATAAAGCAATCAAAGCACTTAATCAGTTAAGAATGATTGAGGACTCTCTTGTTATATACAGATTATCAAGAGCACCAGAAAGAAGAATATTTTATATTGATGTTGGTAATCTACCTAAAGTAAAGGCAGAACAATATCTCCGTGAAGTTATGATGCGTTACCGTAACAAGTTGGTATATGATTCTAATAGTGGTGAGATAAGAGACGATAAGAGAATGATGAGTATGCTAGAAGATTTCTGGTTACCTCGTAGAGAAGGTGGTAGAGGAACTGAAATTACTACATTACCTGGCGGACAAAACTTAGGTGAACTAGCAGACATTGAATACTTCCAGAAAAAACTTTACAGATCATTAGCAATTCCTGAGTCTAGAATTGCTGGTTCTGGAGATGGATTTAATTTAGGTAGATCATCAGAGATATTAAGAGACGAACTTAAGTTCAGCAAGTTTGTTGGTAGATTGCGTAAGCGTTTTAGTAACTTACTATTAGATCTATTAAGAACTCAACTACTTCTAAAGAATATTATTACCCCACAAGATTGGGATACAATGAATGAGCATATACAGTTTGACTTCTTATATGATAATCATTTTGCGGAACTTAAAGATAAGGAATTAATGGAAGGTCGTTTAGGACTTTTAGGAATGATCGAACCTTATGCTGGTCGTTACTATTCTACAGAGTATATTAGAAGACAAGTACTCCGTCAAAGGGATCAAGAGATCGTAGAAATAGATCAACAAATAGAACAAGAGATTGAAAAAGGTGTTTTACCTGATCCTAATCAACAAATGCTAGAGTTTGAACAGCAAGCTGCGATGGGTATGGGACCTGATGGTGCAGGAGGTGCGGAACAAGGTTTTGGTCCTGGTATGCCAGGTACACCAGAGCAACCACCTGGAATGCAAACACCTGCAAAATTACCTAAATCTGGAGAAGGAGAAATCTAATACTAATAAATAAGTTTATAACTCTAATGTTTTATTATGGAAGAACTAGTCAATATGATTGCTTCGGGCAATTCCGCAGCAGATATTAGCGACCAGATCAAAGACCTTTTATATGCAAAAGCCGCTGGTAAAGTAGACGATTCTCGTCCTGCTGCAGCAGCTAGTCTTTTTGGAAGCGTTGAAAGTGAAGAGTCCCCTGAAGTAGCAACAGCAGAAGAGGAGCCTAATGTCTAGGATATTATTACTCGGTTCAGACGAGGTTAGTGTACCAACCACGGCTGGTACTGGGGTAAGTTTTAGCCAAGCAACCTGTGTTCGTCTTTACAATGGCAATGCTGCTGACAGAGTAATCACCGTTCAAGAAACTAGAGGCGGTACTGGAGTGGGTACATTCACACTCAAAGCAGGTACTACCGAAATTCTAGAAAAACAAGCAGCGTTCACAGTTTTTGCTAGTGGTGCTGATGTTAAAGGTGTTAAAGTAGGATTTACAGGTTAAACCAATGAAACTCATTACAGAAGAAATCGAAAATGTAGAAGTTATCGTCGAAGAGCGAAACGGTAAAAAGTCTATGTTTATTGAGGGTATCTTCCTTCAAGGAGACTTGAAGAATCGTAATGGACGCATGTATCCGATGGACACACTCCGCAAGGAAGTTCAAAGATATAATGAAAGTTTTGTTGCTGGTGGTCGTGCTCTTGGCGAATTGGGTCATCCCGAAGGTCCAACTGTAAATCTAGATAGGGTCTCTCATAAGATAACTTCTCTAAGAGAAAATGGTACAAATTTCATTGGCAAGGCTAAAATCCTTGATACACCAATGGGAAGGATTGCTAAGAATCTAATCGATGAGGGTGTCAAACTAGGAGTATCATCTCGTGGTCTTGGTACACTTACTACTAATAGTGAAGGTGTTAAAATTGTTTCTGATGATTTTCATCTCGCAACTGCTGCTGATATTGTAGCTGATCCATCCGCACCTGATGCCTTTGTACAAGGTATTATGGAAGGAAAAGATTGGGTATGGGATGGTGGTATAGTAAGAGAAAGGTTTGCAGCTAAGACATATAAAGCGGTCAATACTATGGTTGACCAAAAACAACTGGAGGAGAATAAGCTAGGATTGTTCAAAAACTTCCTATCAAATCTCTAACATTTTATAAATAAACATAGATTATAACAAGATCTAATCGGAGTGTTCACAAATGTCCGCTAAGGAATTACAAGAAATGGAAAATCCTGTAACAAGGGGTGCGAAGTCTGGCGACGGTATGAAGAAGGTTGATGATTCAACTTCTCCAGGAGCATCTGCGTCTTATGAAGATTTGGGAGGTCCTACCAACCAAAACTATAAGCCAGATAACGACTCAGCCAAGCTTAAAGAACCCAAAATCAAAACTGTATCTGATGTAGTAAATCGTGGAGCAGGTAAAGCTGATGCCATGCAGTCTATCGGTACAGAAGTTCTTAAGCAAGGTGACGAGCCAGCTAAAGAAGATTCAGCAGAAGTAGTTGCTGAAACCCCATCCGAAGAGGAGACAACTCCAACTGTGGATGTCGAGCAAGATCTTGCTGCTCTATTTGGTGGTGAAGAACTATCAGAAGAGTTTCAAGCAAAAGCTAAAACAATCTTCGAGGCAGCAGTAACTGAAAAAGTTAACGCTGTTAGAGAAGAGATGACAGCTGAGTTTGAAAAAACAATGTCTGAACAACTTGAGTCTACTAAGGCAGACTTGATCGAAAGAACTGATGCTTATTTGGAGTATGTCTCCTCTGAGTGGATGTCTGAGAACAAGATTGAAGTAGAGCATGGACTCAAGACAGAAATGACTGAATCATTCTTACAAGGAATGAAGAGTCTTTTTGAAGATCATTATGTATCAATCCCTGACGACAAATATGATGTATTGGAGAGTATGGTCTCCAAATTAGATGAAATGGAATCCAGACTTAACGAACAGATCGAAACAAACATTTCTCTCAACAAACGCCTAGGTGAATCTACAGCAGATGGAATTTTCCGTGAAGTAGCCGAAGGACTTGCTGAAACACAAAAAGAAAAGTTGGGATCGTTATCTGAGGGTGTTGAGTTTGAGAGTGAAAAAGCATACCGTGAGAAACTAGTTACACTTAGAGAATCTTATTTCCCTAGTGAAACAAAAAGTTCCCCAAATAAAGTCGAAACTCTCTCTGAGGGTGTGACTGCCGAGGGTTCAGGAACAGAAGTTAGTGGTTCAATGAGCAACTATCTTAAGGCCCTTGGAATGGCCAAATAACTCGCAAATTTAATTTTCCCCGTACGATGTACAACGCAGAACAACTAATGGAGAAGTGGGGTCCACTTCTCGACGCTGAAGGGGTTGATCCTATTAAGGATTCCCACAGACGCTCAACAACGGCGGTTCTCCTTGAAAACCAAGAGCGTTTTCTAAAAGAACAACAAGCATTTGAATCAGGAAACGGAATGCTTACTGAGGCAGCTCCTACAAACAGTGGTAACGCTGTAGGTGCTTCAGGTGCATTCGGTGCAGATTCAGCATCCACAGGTCCTACTGCAGGTTTCGACCCAGTATTAATTTCATTGATTAGAAGATCAATGCCTAACCTCGTTGCATACGAGTTAGCAGGTGTTCAACCAATGAATGGTCCTACTGGATTAATCTTCGCAATGAGATCCAGATACACCGATCAGGGTGGAACAGAATCATTCTTCAACGAACCAGATTCTGCATTCTCTGCAAACAAGGCAGGAACTAACATTGGTCAGGCAACTCAAGGTGATTACACCGATGCTACTGACGATGATGGTACTGTTGGTTTCGGTTCTACTGGAGTTCAGAGAGGAACAAACCCTGCGATACTTGAAGGAACAGCATCTGATGCAGTTCAAGCACAGTATTCACTCGGTCAAGGTATGGCAACTGGTGACTCTGAGGCACTAGGTGACGGTACTAACGGTGACTTCAACGAGATGGCATTCTCCATCGAGAAAGTTACTGTTACTGCTAAGTCTAGAGCACTAAAGGCAGAGTACAGCATGGAACTTGCTCAAGACCTTCGTGCAATCCACGGATTGAACGCTGAGGCTGAGTTAGCAAACATACTTTCTTCTGAAATTCTTGCAGAGATTAACAGAGAAGTTATAAGAACAATCTATAAGACTGCTGAAGCAGGATCACAAGTCAATGTTGCCAACGCTGGATTCTTTGATCTAGATGTTGACTCCAATGGTAGATGGTCAGTTGAGAAGTTCAAGGGTCTTCTGTTCAACATCGAAAGAGATGCTAACAGAATCGCACAAAGGACTCGTCGTGGAAAGGGCAACATCATCATGACAAGTGCTGATGTAGCATCTGCTCTAACCATGGCTGGTGTACTTGATTACACTCCTGCTCTTAACGCTAACCTACAGGTTGACGATACTGGTAATACATTTGCTGGTACTATCAACGGTAAGTACAGAGTGTATATCGATCCATTCTCAGCAAACAGTGCTCAGAACCAGTACTATGTTGTTGGTTATAAGGGAACATCTCCTTATGACGCTGGATTATTCTACTGCCCATATGTACCTCTACAAATGGTCAGAGCCGTGAACGACGGAACCTTCCAACCTAAAATTGGATTTAAGACAAGATACGGTCTTGTTTCAAACCCATTCGCTGAAGGAACTGCTCAAGGTCTTGGTAGAATCACATCTAACAGCAACCGTTACTATCAGAGAACAGTTGTTAAGAACCTTATGTAAGCGAGACGCTTATATATTTCTCAAGAGACTCCTTAGGGGGTCTCTTTTTTTATCTAAATATACTATATGGAGACCTGTCTAAAATAATGACGCAAGCAACTAATCCTTTATCTCAGTCATTTTTTGCTAAACAAGTTACAAATAAAAATTATTTGTCTCCTGTTGGTTTTAAATTTAATATAGTTAAAACGCCTAAGGTTGATTTCTTTTCCAATAGTGCAAAGATACCTGGTATAAATTTACCTACACCCCAACTTGGTAACTATCTAAAAAAGATTGATTTACCTGGTGACAACATAGAATTTGAAGATTTAACTTTAGATTTTATTGTAGATGAAAACTTAGAAAATTATTTGGAAATCCATAACTGGATCTATGGTTTAGGTTATCCAGAAAGTATATCTGAGTTCCAAGAGTTGATTACACAATCAGATGGTCAAAAAGATGTTAAGGAACAGTTTAGTGATGGTACATTATCAATTTTGAATAGTAATTTTAATGTAAGCACCCGTGTAAAATTTAGAGATTTATTCCCAATCTCATTGTCATCACTAGAATTTACTGCCACCGAAAACGATTATACATACTTTACAGCTACTGCAACATTTAAGTATCTGTTCTATACGATTGAAGTTGACACCTAATTTATGAATCTTGAAACTATACAAAGTATGTGGTCTAAAGACGCACAGATTGATCAAGACAATTTACATGACGAGGCAGCAAAGATACCATCTCTTCATGCAAAGTATTTTGACCTGTACAATAATATAAAGTTACTTAGAGAGAGATCTATAACAGTAGATAATAAGATTCGTTTGGAAAGATGGAACTATTACTCAGGAAAATCCGACCCTGAAGTGTATCAGGCCGAACCTTTTCCTTTTAAAGTTAGAGAGAAAGATGCGTTAAAAAGATATATGGATGCTGATGAGAAGGTACAGCAGTCAACTTTAAAAATTAAATACTACGATGTAATGCTTACCTATCTTGAGGATATAATTAAACAGGTAGGGAACAGAAGTTATCAGTTAAAAAATATTATTGATTGGCACAACTTTAGGTCTGGATAGTCATGAGTAAGGTTGTTATTTCTAAAAAGAATGAAGTCTTTCTAAAGATTCAGTCTGAACCACATGTGTATCAAGAACTGTCGGATCATTTTTCTTTCGACATAGAAGGAGCACAATACATGAAGCAGTATCGGAAACGATATTGGGATGGAAAGATTCGTTTGTTTTCAACTCATACTAGAGAGTTATATGTTGGATTGTTAGATAAGTTAGTTTCGTTTTGTCAGAGACATGGATATGAATATGAATTTATAGACAGTAAATTTTTTGGTACTCCTTATGAAGAGAATGAACTAATATCAAAAGAAGGTGTTAAAGAATATATTAATCGTATCTCAAATCATCGCCCAAGGAAATACCAAGTTGAGGGAGTATACGATGCTCTAAGACACAATAGAAGGTTAGTGATATCGCCCACTGCCTCTGGCAAGTCTTTGATGATTTACTCAGTAGTTCGTTACTTTGCAGAACGAAAGAAAAATATTCTGATAGTTGTTCCAACGACATCTCTGGTAGAGCAGATGCATAAAGACTTCTTGGAATATGGGTGGGATGCTGATTCATATTGTCAAAGAATTTATGCTGGAAGAGATAAAGAACCAAGTGCTCCAGTTGTTATTACTACCTGGCAATCTATCTATAAGTTGGAAAGAAAGTATTTTGAAAGATTTGAAGTTGTAATAGGAGATGAGGCACATCTATTCAAAGCAAAATCTTTGACACAAATCATGACAAAACTTCATTTAGCGAAATATAGATTTGGTTTTACTGGTACACTGAGTGGTACACAAACACATAAATGGGTTCTTGAAGGCTTGTTCGGTCCTTCTTACAAAGTAGTTCGCACCGATGAACTAATGGATAAGGGTTATCTGGCAAAACTACAAGCAAAGATTCTTTTACTAAAACATGACGAGATAAAATTTTCTAACTATCAAGATGAAATAGACTACTTGATTAGTAATGACCGTAGGAATAATTTTATTAAAAATCTAGCATTAGACTTAAAAGGAAATACTTTAGTCCTTTTTGCTAGGGTGGAAAACCACGGACAAATACTTTTTGATAAGATAAATAGTGACAAGCAGAACCTTCAAAAGGTTTTCTTTATTCACGGAGGGGTGGATGTTCAAGACAGAGAACAAGTTCGTGAAATTGCAGAGAAAGAAAAAGATGCTATCATCGTTGCCTCTTACGGCACCTTCTCAACTGGAATTAACATTAAGAACTTACATAATGTAATCTTTGCATCTCCATCTAAATCTAGAATAAGAAATTTACAAAGTATTGGTAGAGTGCTTCGTAAATCTAATAACAAATTTAGTGCAACTCTATATGATATAGCAGATGATTGCACTTATCTATCAAGTAGAAACTACACTTTGAATCATCTCATCGAAAGAATTAAAATCTATAAAGAAGAAAATTTTAACTATGATATGATAACTATTAACTTCAGGAGTAAATAATGGAAGACGAATTCTATAGTACAATTAAATTAGTTACTGGC